GATCCACGCCGGCAACCTCCAGTTCCTGCCCCAGAAAAAATCCCGCCTCGGCAAGCTGGTCACCGTCCCGCTCATGGGAGAGTTACGCACGCTCCGCGGCAAAGGCCCGATCACCCCTACCCTCGCGGCCATGGAACACGGCACCGCCAGCAAACACTTCTCCCAGCTGCTCGACCGCGCCGGCATCACCCGCGTCCGCACCACCAAGCGCGGCGAAGGCCGCGGCATCACCGACAAAACCTTTCACAGCTTTCGCCACACCACCAATTCCCTGCTCCTCGAAGCCGGCATCGATCAGCGCGTCCGCCAGCTGATCTGCGACCACGATAGCGTCAAGATGAGCAACCGCTACACCGCGGTATCGATTGATACCATGGCCAAAGCCCTCGCCAAGGCCGTCAAGCTGCCCAGTTCGCGTTGACGCCCCGGGTGTCGAGGTGGACAAAGCTGCGATACAATCCCAGCCCGCCCCGGAATTTCCCGTCCCGCCGCATCTCCAAGAGGATCTTGTACAGCTTCGCCGGCTTGTCCGTCCCGAGATCCAGCGCAGTGAATTTCATGTGCTGGCTGGCCCTGGCCCCGCCGATCCGCCGGTTGTACGCCGGCGAGCGGTAGGCCGAGCGAACCTTGATCGGGACGCCCAGTTTCTCTCTGGCCTCATTGGCGGCCACCGCGGTCGGGATCATGTTCTTCCACAGTGCCCGCGGTGGGTCCGTGTTCAAATTGTGCGTCTCGTCGCTCGCCCCGCGGAAAAACAATTCATCCGCCGTGAAATGTTTCACGCCGGCCTTGTCCAACATCGCTTGGAATTGTTCTTTCAAAAGTCAGCCTTTCCTTTCACCCAGAACCGCCGCGCCTTGAGATCCACGTCCAAGTGCAGCGAGGACAGCAGCCGCTTCCAAAACGGCCGCCGGTCCTCTGGGTTTTGTTTGATTATGAATTCGGCACGGCGCGTCTGACCTCGGTGTAGGTCAGCGGACCGGCATAGCCATCCACCGGGGCGTTCACCACGGCTTGGATCTGCTTCACGCCGTCCGAGTTTTCCTTGTTGGTCCAGTAGTTCACCGCGGCTATCAGAGCCGCGGTGATAAAACCCGTGATGGCCGCGGGGTCGATCTTCGAGGCCAGCCCCGCGTCGAAAGCCGCCACCTTGGTCACCATCGCCGCCACCACCGTGGCGATGATCGGGGTGAGAATGCCGCCCGCTCGGGACAATAGGAATGGGAGTATCCACTTTTTCATTTGAGTAGTTTCACGCGCTGCACCGCGCTTTCGATGGTCCACCGGAGCAGCGATTCGCTGGCCTTGATGCCCTCTTGGGACGCGGCACGTTTAAGCGAAAGCAATGCCTGGTCGCGCTTCGCTCCGCCGGGGAGATCGGTTTTGTTGAGTGAGCGAACCACGTCGAGAGCCAAAGGCAGCAAGACCGTGGCCCCAGTAGTGAAAATCTCTCGCAGCAGCGGCATGTAAAACTGCCACAGAGCAACGGAGATTCCCGCGATTTTTGCCAACAGTGCGTTCATAATTTTCGACTAATCCTCCGCGGGTTTTTCAAGCGGGGCAAGTTGCTTCTGGATTTCTACGGCCAAAGGCAAAATGGTCGAGGCCGCATTGAGGCCGCCGGCCTTCACCGCGTGATCGAGGCACTGCATGACCACCTGGGCCTGCTCGGATGTCAGCGTGACGTTACTCACTTGGTGCGTCCTCCGTGGTTTGCGCGGCGAGCCATGCTTGGGTCGCAGGGATCGCGGCGATAACCGCCGCAAAAGCTGCGGCAAGTTCGGGCACCTCGCTCATCGCTGGGTAGAGCGGAGCCGAGATGCGCTGCACCTTGTCGCCTGTTGCCAGTTCGCCGCTCTCTGTGGCAGGGAGAAGCTCAACTGTGATTGATCCACTGTCTGCTGTCGGCTGGATGGCCATAAGGCTGTAGACATGGAGTTTATCGAACACCTTCGCTGGGATGGGTTCGGTGGTTATGGGTGTTGGGTTGTCTAACATAAGAGTTACGCGATGAGTCCAAGTTCTTGCAGGCGGTCAATGATGGCGTTGATCGCGGCGCGGGCTTCGGTGTCCACGGTTCCGCCGCCAGCGGGATCGGCAACTGTGGCTGGCTGATCGACGGGCGTGACGCCGTAGAAGCCAAGCAGCGAGGATGTCGCGGAGCCGATCTTGATGCCGCGCAATGAAGTGCCTGTGCCGCCAAATTCGGCGTCAATGATAAACTCATTTGACGCCCAGCGGAAATTAGTGCGTTCAAAATTGACGTTACTGGTTCCGCTGACGGTATTGTAAACCCGAAAAGTCTGTGCGTTTGTCCCCCGCCGTTGGGCGATTGTATTTGCTGCGTCCCGAGTAAACACTGCATCGCCAACGGACGATGCGTTTCCAAAGCCAATGGTTGCAAAATTGTATAGGTTGTTACCTTGTCCGTTCATCTGGCGTGCCAGATACATTTCGTTGCCGTCGAAAGTTAGCGCCCCTGTTCCACGCGCTGCGATGACAAGATTTGCGCTCGCTGGGCCGCTCCACGTTCCGTCTGTGCCTATGGTCAGCCGCGTCACCCCATCCGTCTGAAACTCCAAAGCCCTCGCCGTGCCGCCAGCCGATCCTTTTTCGGTGCCGATGATGAAGCTGCCGCCTGTTTGGGCCGCGATGTTTAGGCGTTCAAAATTCGTTGTGGAAGTGAAGGTCGAATATAATCTGTATGCCTGTGGATTCGCCGCGTTGTATTGCGCGAACACTCCCGCTGCATCACGGCGCAAAAATACGTCTGGATTAAATGCCGCGCTGTCCGATGAAATGCTATACGAGCCAGACGAGCGAACGCCAAAGCCGCTTGAATTCATGTTGGACGCTCCATCGCCTCCAGCACCGCATGAAAAGCCCGTAGCTTGGGTAGCTCCATCGTCCCGAACGCCGAAAACTTTGGTCGTTCCACGCCGAACCGTAAATATATCAACGAAATCAGCGGACGTTGCGACTTTGCGAAGTGTGGTGAACCCGCGACCATCTACCTCAAAGACGTTGGTGCTTCCAACCGTGAGCCTTGCGACCAAGCTGCCTGTTGCGCTGGCAGTGTTCGTGATGGTTGCCGCGAGTCCTGTGAACGTCACCGCGCCGTTGTTCCAAGTCTGCGAAAGATCCAGCACGGGCGCACTCGCGGTGATCGTGCCGTTCGTTGCGGCAAGCGTGGTGAAGGTTGTTCCGCTGGTAAGAGCGATGGTCCCGGAGGCGTTCGGGGCGGTTAATGTCCTGGTGGTCCCCGTGCTGATGCCCGAGAGGTCGAACTTCAATTCTTTTGTGGGATCACTTCCATCATACAGTTCCCAGTTGGCGGAAGAATTCACCTCGGGAAAAGCCCCGAGATGCTGCCAATCGTTCACATTTCCATTGTTGGCAACGCGGCAATACAGTCCCGCGGGCCGGCGTGAAATGAGCCAGACGCCCGAGCCGGCCTTGGCCAAGTAAACCGCGTCGAGCGCGGGCGTATTTAGAGTGACCGGCAATGATGCCGGCGTGGCCACTACCCCATCGATGTAGCTCGCCCCGGAGCCTACGAGATCCAGGTTGCTGGTGAACGGATTGTAAGCGTAGCTGCTCACGTCCAATAAATAAACTTGGGCTGGCCGGCGCCGTTGCCGGACGTGTTCCAGATGATGTTCTTCGTCGCAATCAGACCGCTCGGGGTTTCGGTGACCGGATCAAATCCCGAGTAGTAAGCAATCGCCGTAGGCTGGGCGCTCACGTTGTAGGTAAAGCCCTCGACGGTCGCGCCGGCAGGCTTGTCCGCGGAGATCAGCGCCGGCTTCCCGTCCGGCCCCATGGCCACCGCCACCACCTGGCTGACGATGCGGTTGTAGTCCTGGAATTTAATGTCACTCATGGCAGGCGGCCCTTTCTACGCGGCGGCATGTTGCGGATGATCGAAACCAGCGAGGCCACGCCACAAGCCACCCCGATCCCCACGCCCAGCACCCGGAGCACAATCTCCACGTGCGACATCAGCGTGATAAACGCCCCCCCAAAAGACGCCACCATCCCGGTAACGCCCTTCAACAAAGGAGCAAAAGTGTGGCTCTCGGGGATCATTGCAAATACTCCGCTCGGGTGATCGGGCCATAGATGGCGCGGCTCGTATTGGCCGCCTTGGCCACCGCCAGGGCATCAGTCTTGACCGCCCGCACCCGCGTGCTGCCCCAATCCCGATCATAGGCCCACAGCTGGTTGCGTCCCGGAGGGTAAAGGTAGACGGCATAGGCATGCCCCCGCGGCTTCGAGTCCCGCCACTCCACCAGCAGCACCTCGGACCAGACCCCGCTTTCGACTAACCCCTCACGCATAGTGATGGCCGCCGGCAAACAAGCATTGATCTCCCGCTCCACCGCGGATTGAGGATTCCGGGGAGTCGAGGTGCAGGCGGTCAAAGCCAGAGCGAGGATGGTGAAGCGGAGGATCATGCTGCTGGCGCGTGAAGATCAATGTAGTGCAGGACCAATTTGACGGCACCACCAGTAAAATTGGAGCCATTAGCAGTCAGAACAATGCTGGTTGCAGTGCTGTAAATTGGCAGTGCCGTAATGGTAAACTTTGACGCATCCGTTGTGGTGTTGACCGCTATATCAATGGCGGCCCCCCAACAATCCACATCAGTTCCGTCACCAATATCAAAGGTTGTCGCGCCAGTGATAGCCGTTGTGACGCGAGCCGTGACGCCAAGAACAATTGATCCAGCCGGTATGAAAAAGCTGGCGGAAGCTGTCGGCCCAGAGAGTCCTGTCAAAGTCGTTTCTTTGGTCAGAAGCGTGGTATACGGCGTAGCAATTGTTCCGCCCACGTTGAGCGATTTGCTCGACCACCATTCGCCCTCGGTGGCAATGCCCGCACGCAAACCGGCCAAACGAACGCGCTGCTTGTCTTGAATTGAAAAAGCGCACTTTGCAGCCGTGTTGTTTATCAATTCGTTGCTTGCCGGAATAGTAGACGGAATCTGCAAAACATGTTCTCCAGCGTTAATGCCGTGCAGCCAGTAAAAACGTCCTGTCTGCAAACGCAAATTGCTACCAGATGCTGCTCCAGAATTGGCAACGGTAATAGTAAACGAAGTTGCGCTGGGTACTGATTTGACAAAAAAAGCATCGTTGCCGTGGACGTTGCTTGGGTTGCCATCTGATACCAAACTCGATTGCGCGGCACCGTAGTTCGGACGCACTTGATCTCCTACTTGGAGTTTGTGCGCTATCGACGTTGTGAATGTTGCAGTTGTGCCAGATCGTATAAATGAAGCCGTTCCGCCAAACATGCCGGAACCTTGATCCCCATAAAAAGCAAACGGGCTTAATCCGTTGACAGGATCATAATTGCCAGCAGCTTCATCAGCATTGCCAACGCGATGCTGAATGCGTACGCCGTTAGAGTATGCAAAGTCTATGTTGTCAAAATAGTCGAAAACCGGCGTGCCTTGTATGTTGACGTTGTCCTCGTAATCATATGGATACTGCCGTTTCCACACACGATCCACGCCGTAAAACTCGCCAGTGGGATCCCATGCGCTTATTTGCTTGAAGAAAGTCTCTCTGTATCCTCCTTGCTTCATGCCGAGAATTTGAATCCGAGGAAATGCACTTTCCCGATACATGATCATGAACTGGTAGTCTTTGGCTTTGCTTTGTGACCACAAGGCGTCAGCACCGTGGTAGTTCCAACCGCCACCAATAAACGTGTAATACGAGGACACTGACCCCCATTGCGCCAATTCTATGCCGCTTCGAGCGTCATCAACTGTGTAGGGGTTGCCTAAATTAATTCCGGGGCTGTGCTTACCTTCAACCTTGCAACCAATCATTGTTAACTGATTGCCGCTCCCCGACACAAATCCAGAACGCAAAAACACATTGTTTCCATCACCGGATGGTTGAATCAGCGTATGCTGACCAGCGTCCATCCAATACGCCACGTCACAAGCATTCACCATGCAATTGGTAATTGTTGGCCCCGGCGTTCCTGTCAGTACCGCAATGCCGGCACCTTCAAAACCATTAATTAGTAAATGTTCAAAACGTGAAACCTCGCCACCTGTAAGAATAATTCCGTTGTTGGCAGGCAAACCAACCAGCACGTTTGTGTTGCTCACATTGGCCGTCAGATTTGGAGTAATAAAAATTTGATTATTATTGCGTCGAACAAACGTGTATTCGGTAGCATGGTTGGCAAATTTGATTTTCATCCCGGGCCAGTATTTGTGATGCCAAGAGTTTCCGGTGGGAGTAAAAAAATTGTTACCAGCAGTGCCAGTGGCTAATGCTTGAAAAGTGTTAATGCCGGGACCAGCGGCAAACAGTGGCATGCGATACCAAGCCGTGCGGTTTTCTCTATTTGGAACCAAATTGTAGGGCTGACCGTCAGTGTTGGAAAAAACAATGTCTTCTATTTGGACGCCGGAATCGTAAAAAGAAGTAATATCCCATCCTACGTTGTCTTCGCATTGTGTTCGACTCAACCAAACTGAACCGGACTCAACGAGATTAAATTTGCCCCTGTTTCCAATGGTAGGACATATCACCGTGCCATCCCCGCCAAGTTCGCCGCGCATGCATGTGTCACGGCCAATAACAAGAGGACGGCTGATGCGATATTTGCCTGCTGGCAAGTAGATATCGTGTTTCTTTTTATCGATGTAAAAAAGTTTTGGCCATGTTTTGTTGCCCCATGTAAATGTGTGGGGAGTTCCTGGAGCCAATGTCGTTTCCGTATTGTCTGGAACGCCCGTATTCATCACATCGATGCCGTGAACAGGGTGATGGCTGGCATGAGCAATAGCCCGTTGAATTGCTAACCAATCGTCTGTTACGCCGTCACCTTTGGCTCCGAAATCTTTGACGTTGGTCACTTCGCCAAAACGATCTTTCAAAGAGCGTGGTGTTGCGCTCTTGTACGAAAGAATATTGATGTTGCCATTGAACAGTTCATTAGCCGTAGCGCGTTTACTTACACCGCCCTGCTGAATGATGACCTCGTCGGCATCGTTAACGGTGGTCGCGTCAGTGAGGTTGTTGAGCGATGGCGTAATGTTGACCGAGGCCATCGTTTCCCATGTCGGCTGCCCGTTGACGCTGGTCAAAACGTGCGGAGTCGCGCTGGCTGGAGGGTTGATCGGAGCAAGCTGGCTGGCCTCTGAAAAGCGGAGGGTGTTGTTGATTTGACGCTGCGTCTGCTGCGAGATCATGGTCAGCTTGTCAAGGGCACGCTCATGGGAGGCCGCGGGGAAATCTCCGCCCTCCTGGTAGCTGGTGGTCTGGGTGGCTGGGACGTTGCGGAAGATGGTGACCTTCGAGGAGGTGGGGACCGCGGTGGTTGTGGTGAGACTTCCGCCGTTCGCGTTGCCGGCGCCGGTGACGTTGAAGGTGCTGCCGAGGGTCAGTTCGGTATCGACGCCGGCGGAGGTGGTGACCACGCACTTGATATGACTGTTCTCGAAGAAAACAAAGGGAATGGCATACGAATTCGAGGTCGAATTGTTGCCATTGTATTGAATCCGAGATGTGTCGTTTTGCAGGGCCATGGGATTAGTCGAAAATAGTGCAGCGAATAGAGACAGCGACAAGCGGATTATTCGGGATTCTCCGCATTTTCCATCGCGCCTACGATGGGCTTGGCGAAGTTGAGCAGGGCCGCGGGCGCGGCGAGCGTGGGGTTGAAGCTGGCGAAACGGAGCAGGTTGTTCCACTGCTTGAGCATGGCCTCGGGGTCCTCGGTGTTGAACGTGTTGTCCCAGCCTTTGATCGAGCGGATGCCGCGGTCGATCATCTCGTTGGCCGGATCGGTCGATTGGAATGTCATCTCACCGAATGCTTCGCGCACCACGGTGGAACCCACGGTGCCCACCAGCATATACCCGGAGAGCGGGGCCAGCATCATGGCCATGGCATAGCCTTCGAGCGTCCAGATTTCATCGTCCGGCTCGTCGCTGAACCAATCGCGGTAGAGGTTGGCCATCGTCTGGGTGACCACGGCCATGATCATCAGCGCGGAAATCGTGCTGGCACCTTTGCCACGCTCGCCCTGCTTGCCCAGCTGGCCGATGCCCTCGGCAAAGAGGGCCGTCTTCAAACGGGCGTCCGAAAGGAACATCATGTAGATTTTCTGGAGCATGTTGCCGCTGACCTCCCGGAGCGACCGGCAACAT